CAACTCTTCAAACGAAACTTTATTTCCAGCAAAGGGGATAGTTGCATGTGGTGTAGTTACATCAATTCCTTCAATTGATACTCCAGGCACATTTACTGCCTGACAAAACCAAGTTATATTTGGTGCATCTTGCATTGTCAGTCGAAAACTGATATTTGAAAGATAATTTAAATTGTCTGGTACTGTACTTCCTGCGGCCATGATTTCCTTTTTAGTCCTTCTATACTATTTATTCAACAGATTTTCAAACTCGCCATAATCCATATCTTTTCCAACAAAAATAAATTTAGAATTTGGGTATTCTTCTTCGATATGTTTGTGTTGACCAATCCACGAATCTTGATTTTCATCATGAAATTCTGTAATGGAAGACCCAAGAAATATACCATCTTTTGTTTGATCATGATAATAATCAAATCCCACACAATAAAAAAATGTTTCACTAGGATTTTGTTGAGCAGCCAAACGGAGTGCAACTGTATCAGAAACCCATTCTTCAAATGTAGTATCTGACCACCAGGCAATATTTTCAGTTGGATCAGATGGATCAATCCAAATAAAATACATAACACCTTCATTTGCAAATTGAATAAAATTGTCCGTTTTTGGTTGATTCTCTCCGATTTTATATTTTTTATCGGTTGTTTGTTTAAGAGTATCATAGTGCATACTTGGAATTAAATCAAATCCTCTAAAATAACACTTGTATTTTTTCGTTAGGTCATTAGTTATCAATTCTAATTGTGCATCGATATCTTGACAGATTAAATGGTTTGGTACGAATTTACGATAAATTAAATCACAACCATATGTTGTATGTTTTTTGAAAAGATTGAAATCTGAAACAGATTTTGATTGACCATTTCCTATCACTATGATCATTGCGGCCTCACTGGAAAATTATCACTACAAATAAAAAAAAGGGAGTAGATTTCTCCACTCCCTTTCAGAAATCCTACTATATGTAGGTCAAGTATTACATTAAGTTGGTAATTGCAGCTTTTCTGTAATATACATTCAGGTGAGGATTAGTTCCAAGAACACCTGTCATACGACCAGTTGAAGCACTTGCATTTTCTGCAAATGGGTTTGCAACTAGACCATAACGTGTTTTGAAAGCAATCTGTGGTTGAAAACTAGAACTATCAACCGCACGAACCATTTGCAACGGAACGTATGGGCAATAGAAAATTCCAGCATCCATCGGTGAATCACCTTTATAACCTACACAATAAAATTCTTGTGCATTTGCATCAGCATATGGATCAACATATACTTTATAGCGTCCGTTAAGAACACCAGCAAAAGTTGAAGATGCGGTATCAGTATTCAGATCTGTGCTCATTGCAGGAGCATAATCCAAAATACCTGCCATTTGAAGGGCAGAAGCAACATCAGATGAAGTCATCAGAATGTTTCCTTTTCCTCTTCGTGTGTCTTTACCAATCTGGTTTGCATCTTTTTCAATCTGCATCATCAGACCTTTGAATTTCTCAACCATCCAACGACCATTGGAATCGGTATCAAGGTCAAACAGACCAGCAGTAGTTGTACCGACTTGAGCACCTGCAGCAGCGTTGATGTAAATCTTACGAATTACTTCTCGGTTGATTTCTGCAAGAATTTCCATAGACAGAATGTTAGCAAGTTCTGCTTCTGCATCCAGACCATGAACTGCACGTAAATCCTGTGCGAGTTCCATTGAATAGGAACCTTTCAGGGCACGTGTACCAGCGGCGATTGAAATCTTCTCAATTGAGAAGGACATTTCACCAGCAACATCGCCCTCACCACCGTCTGTTTCCAGAGCACTTGATGCGGAATATTCGTTACCAGTTTGTGCAGTACCATCAGCTGCCGTGATCAAAAGACCTGGCGTTTTAACTACGTCACCCGATGCGTGTCCTGGCGTACCAGATTCACTTGCAACGGAATCAGCATTGACTCCTGGCATTTCTGCACCCGACATTGAATTGACACGACTCTTGAGTGCGAAAATCAATCCAGTTGGGCCGGACATAGGTTGAACACCACAAACATCGTATGCTACGAGTTGAGGCATTGCACGCCGAACCATTGAGATCAAAACTGGATCTGCAAAATCGGCACTAACTTGAACAGAACCACCAGCTACACCACCTAAAGATGGGTTAGTAGATGTTAATCCCATAGTAGTAGTAGGGGCTGCCTCCATTAAGAGTCCACTACCTTGTTGATCTTGAGCATATTGAGATTCAACATTTTCAAGACACATAGCAGTGACTGCTCTACGATATGGATCTCTGATCTTAGGAAGATCTGGATGATCCAGAACTGGAGCCCACTTTTTATTAATTGTTTCTGAGAGTTGCATTTTTTAAACTCCTTATATTGTTAAAAAATATTTAAATTATTATTTACGAGCAATAGCTTTACTATATGCTTCCATGATGTTGTTCAACTTAGGGTCAGAAACTTCTTCTCCATCAGATGATCCATCACTTTCCTGTTCAACATTTTCATCCTGTTTTGTTTGATTTGGGAAATAACTTTCCTTAATCGTCTTAACTTTATTCTCAAAATCGTCTTTGTCATCTTCGTAAGAAACACCCTCTACGAGAGATTTCATCTTTTCAGATTGTGTATCTGCAAGGTCTTCGCAAACTTCTTCCAAGATCTTATCCTTACGATATTCGTTAAGTTCACTTGTAACTTGAACGTTATCATCAATTTGAGAATTTAATTTTCCTTCAAGTTCTTCCACCTTGTCGTACAGGCTTTCAACGATGTCAACTTTTTCGTCTGGAACTTCAATATAATGTTCAGTAAAGAGATTTTTAAGTCCGCCTATGAACTCTTCAGTAAGTTCACTTTTCAATGAACTATCAAGTGCAATTTCGTTCTCTTTCATCCACTCTTCAACTACGTAGTTGAGATAACCATCGACTTTTTCAGTCAATTCGTCACGGAATGAAACAATCTCTTCTTGAAGATTGGTTTGATACTCTTTTTCGAGTTCATCAATCTTTACGGTTGCAATTTCCATTACCTTCTGGTGAACTGCGGCTTCAAAGATAGTAGAAGCTTTAGTCTTAAACTCTTCTGAAAGTTCTTCACCTTCAACCAATGCATCGATATCTTCTTTAACATTGATTTCAGGCATGGAAATTTTCATTTTCTTTTTCTTTTTACCAACTTCATCTTTTTCTGGATCAGAATCATCTGGTGTTGGGCCCCCAAGATCTTCTGCTTCTGCAACATCCATAAGGTCTTTCCATTTCGCAGAAACTTCTTCTTTCTTCAGACCATTGACTTTATCGAAAAGGGCTTTGATCATAGCAGATTTAGTTGAAGGAACTTTAACTTCCTCTTTCTTTACCTGTTCATCTTCTTCTTCCTCTTCTTCGTCATCATCATCTTCTTTTTCGTCATCTTCGTCATCATCTTCTTTGACTTTCTTTGACGCTTCGACTACGATTTCTTCTTTGTCTTCTTCAATTTGTTCTGGAGCTTCAACAAGTCCTTCTTGCTCAGTTTCTTCCAGAATTTCTTCTTGAGTTGTATTTTCCATAGAACTTGATACTCCTAATAGTTAATGGTATATTTCGTTTACTGTAGTAATATTTATAATATCACAACTTTGATAATAAATTTTTAAACTCGTTTATTTTTACTTCCTCAAGTTTTCTGGAAGAGGCTTTTAGGATATTATTCCTTGCCCGTTCTATATCTTGTTCACGCAAAAGTCCATTATCCCAAATCCATTCTTTTCCTTCCATAATACCTTCTACGAAAGCATTAGGAGCAGAAGGATCTGCGACAATATCCGCAGCAGTTGCAAGATAAAAATCTTTTTGTACGATTTGAGAGTTCTTTATATCTGGTTTTAATGTTCCCATTCCTCTTGAAGAAACACCTAACCTTGCACCCTCATCAATTAAACTTTTAACAATTTGTCCATTTGGCGTACTTAAAACTTTTGCTCGTCCAACAAAATTCTTACCTTCTTTTTTCAAGGAAGTAATCATGTGTGATGCACGATCTAAATTGACCGTTGGGCCGTCAGGATGTCCAAGTTCTCCAAATGCACGTTTTGGTTCTACATATTCCTTGACATATCGATTTACTTCTTTTTCAAGAATGGGTAAGGGATATACTCTGCCGTTTTTATTCTTTTTTTCAGACTGCATGAAGATACCTTCAATGAAGTACTGTTTAGGTTTAGCGCCCTCTTCAATAAATTCATAATTTACAGATTCTTGTAATTCGCATATAAGTTTCATTTGTCTATCCTATTTTGCGTTACTGAATGCAAAATCCAAGATTTTTAAGAAAGATTTTGTATCTTTGTTCATGTTATCTTGCATTTTTTTCTTCTTAGAACTATTTAGTGTGTCAAAGGTTTTCAGAATAGTTTTTGCGGATTCGGGGTCAATTGGAACCGATGTACCACTTTTAAACTTAATATCCGATTCTTTTTTCTTTTTTACAACAGACCTTAATTGATCCACAACATCTTCTTTCAAAGGTTTTTCTGACCGAATTGCCTCTTCGACTTTTCTCTCTTTAATAGGAAAACCTATTGATTTTCTAAACTCTTTGTATGTTTTCATTATTATCTACTCGGGCCACCATCTGCAATTTTGGAATATGTTCCATTTGTTACATTTGCCAATAAAAATTGATCCGATTCTTTATGAATAACGGTTAATGTAGCTGCAGGCAAAGTAACAGAACCTTGAACTGTTCCATTGGTTCCTCCTTCAGTTCCATCACTTTTAACTACTGAAATAATTGTAATCGCTGATGCGTAAACCGCAACCGCCGTTGCTTTACCCAATCCTAAATTTGTAGCAGTTGTGGCAGTCTTTGCGGCTAATAGTTTCATTGTGTCTCCGTTGTTTCTGGTTCTGGTTCTGCCTGAACCTCTACTTTTGGTTCTTCTATTTCTGGTTCTTCGATTGAAATTTCTTCTTTGTCCGAAAACATTCTGGCAGAAACTTCTCGTTTTCTGGTTTCTAATCCATCTATCACTTTACTTGTAATTATCTGATCAAATGCATCGTGAACCTGTGTAGGACTACTTTTCATCGAATAATCTATAATATCTACTGTTTTAAAATTTTGTTCTGCCATTTTTATCTCCAAAAATTATCTATTAATATTTATAAACTTTTAAAGGTGTAACCCTCTAATATTCTTCTCCACCTTCTTCTTCACCTCCACCCTCTTCTTCTGCTTCTTTTGCAATCAATTCATCTTGTTTCTCAACTTCTGCCGCTGTTTGTCTGAGAATATTTGCTCGGAACCACTCTTTAGAATAATATTTTCCAACATATTCTTCTGTGTTTCTTGCAAGATCTACACGTTGAGACATAGTTTCTTGATGTTTAAATTCTGAATAATAATGATCTTTTTCAAATCTGTAATGAACCTTATCTCTGATCTTGGCCCATTCTGCAGCAGTCATGACATTTTTCAGAATTAACTGTTTTTCCATTATTTCATCAAATAAAATTGAAAATCTTGTCTGTAACTTTTTGATAAATTTACTGAAAAGCAATTCATCTCTCGTAATTTCACTTTCTCTCCCCAAAGAGAATCCCGATTCTGCCTCGAGCCGTGAAACAGGGACATGCATTGCTTTATACATTTTTCGTTGAAAGTACTCTACATCTTCCAATTGACCAAGATTTTCTCCGCCAGGAAGTGTAGTAATTTCTGTTCCTCTACCACCTTCTCTTCGTGGCAGCCAATAATCTTCTAACATTGATTGGTGTCTGCGATCATCTTTGACCTCACCAGAATCCGAATCGTAAACCAATCGGTTCTTGTAACGTGTCATGATGTCACGGATATATTGTTCTGCTTTTAGTTTTGGTAAGTTTCCTACATCAATATAGAAAATTCTGCGTTCTGGTGCTCGTGATATACGATAGATAACAATTGCATCTTCTACCATTCGCAATTGATTTAACGGTTTAATTGCCTTATGAAGATAAGACATTACTGCATTTTTTTGAGGATTTAATAAACCAGAAGTGGAATATGCAATACTATCACCCGAAATTATAATACCAGAAGAGGATCGATTATGCAATCCGGCCTCATTGTAAGTGTACGTAGGAACTATATTTATTTTTGCTTTTCTAGGATCGACTGTTTTTTCTACTTTAACATTTTTAACTTTTTTAACTTTTGTAGCATCCAAACTTCGGAGTTCTACAATACCACGTTTTGGATCATTTTCATCTATCATAATGTGATAATACAATCTTCCTTCAATGTACCATCTACGAAAAATATCATGACCATAATTGTTAAAATTTAAAAGATCTAATACAGTATCAAATTCTGTACGAACTTTTTTCTTAATACCGTCTGTGAGATCTGTTTTGTCGAGAACAACTGATACTGAGGGAAGAATATCATCGGCAACAATGGCTTCATTTATAATATTATCAATTGCAATCTCACAATCGGCCATTTGAGACATATCACGATATTTAAGAATAAGTTCTACCTCATTCTTATATTGTCCATCCATATCGAGAGAGTAACCTAATGCACCCGCTCCCGATACCATTTGAGAACCATCATCACTTTCTGGAAGTGTGAACGCAGGAACACTGGCGCCTGCCATGTCCTGACTTTTTCTTTCAATTTTGAAACCGAATATTTCAAATGCCATAATTTCTCCTATTAA